GGAACGCATTATACAATCAGTGTCCTGTATGTGGCACAGAAAAACCAATAGAAAATAGTTTTTGTAGTCCAAAATGTCGATCAAAAGCTTAAAGCAAATCAATAGAAAACTTCATCAAACCACAATCAAAGATCTGATAGATTCCGTTTCGTCCAGTATTCTCTACTTCTGTTAGTGATGGATCAAAATTTAGAAGAAGGTTAGGAAGGTATTTTCTTCTAAATCTTCTCTTGTTCTGTCTCTTGTTACCATATAAGTAAGTATAATCGGGAGGCAAATCTTTCTCATGAACCCATCCTGTTTTGAAGTACAGATTCCCGGTGCTGTATCGCTTATTGGCAAACGATACCAATCTTGAAACTCCTGCCTGTTTTAAGTGAGTTTTAGCTTTCTTCAGAAGCTTTCCAAAGCCCCCAACAACTCTACACGATGTAGCATACCGACTAAGTTCATATTCATCATCAGATCGCTTCAAAAAGCTCATGGCCGCAACAACATTACCCTCACACTTCAATACAAAGTTATATGTAGCATGAAAGTATCCTTGAAGATGGTGTTCATTATAGAACTCTTTCAAATTACTATTGGTTTCTTCATATGCGTCACATTTTCTAGCATAAACAACAGGTCTATCGTCTTTGTCTAACAAGGATTTCAACATGTTTTTAATCTGTTCTTGACGATCATCCCATTCATCTTCAAAGATATGAATCAGTTGAATGCCCAATCTTTCACATTCTTCTGTCTTATTCAGGTGATATCTTTTATCAATACAAGCAGATGAATGCCAGTATATTCCATTGAACTCGACGGCAATGTCCTTATCTGGAATGTAGATGTCAAGTTCTTTCCCATTTAGAATGTCTCTGGAATTTGTTATAATGTCAAACCCCAACGATTCAATGAAAGATGCGACTTGTCGTTCTGCGGCTGATACTTTTGAATCGTTTAAAGGAATGTCAAATTTTCTAAGTCTATCGTAAACAACACAATCCCAAACGCCCAATTGTTTAGACAATTTTATTCCACCATGCAGGTCATACAACTCTTTCAACTTCTCTCTATTAGAAAGAATCTGCTTGGTTTCTTCAGAAAAATTTCGTTGCATATGATGTTCAGCACCATATCGCCCAATGGATGCTTGTTTATATTTGGTCTTGAATTCGTTAGACTGAACATAGTAATCAACCCCATGTCGATCTCTATTGACTTCTTTTGATTTCCGTTTAAACTCTTCTCTTTGGTATGTATACTCAACACCATAGTTAGACAAATTGGTTTGTTTGATCTTATTCATGATCTCATCAGATTGACATTGATGTTCAACACCATACCGCTCTCTAATGGTTTGCTTGGATTTCTGTTGAACCTCTTCAAGAGCAAGTGGAGAATTGACGCCATATCGTTCTTGAAAAACTGTTTTCAATTTTTCCTTTATCTCAGGAACCTGATAAGGATGTTCAACACCATGTTTCTTCATGAATGTTTTTTTGGATTTCTTGTGAGATAATGCATGAGAACAGTCTTTTGAACATACTTCAGAAAACTTTGCAGGTTCTTTAACCAGTTTAACAGGATTCTGATTACAAATAGAACAAAGAGGGATATCATTCTGAGAACGGATGTTTCTCAGAATCGCTTCTATTCTGACTTTGATATGGACTTGAGTTTGATAGAACTCATCAAGAAAAGATGTTTGATTGATGATATTCTGTTTCAAATACAACAAGTTAGAAGAAACAGTTCTGAAATTTGTCAAGGTAGACAAAAATTCACGAATCTGTTCCCAACTCCATTCTGAATGTTCTGGCAAGTTTTTCATGGATGCATGATAGCAGAACGCAACTCAAAAAGAAAGCCCCCAAAGAAAGGGGGCTTCTTCACTTCTTTAATGACTAATCTTTATGATTAGGTTCCAGATGCGTTCTTAAAGCCAAGCTCCAAGTTAGCAATGTTAGCACGAGCGTAGTAATCTGCGCTGTTACCAAGAGACTTAGCAGCGTCGGTAAATGACTTAAGAGCATAACGAGTTCTCATCAAAATCCTATGATCCCCCGTTTCGGGATTACGAACAACTCCAGAGCTTGCTAGTGGGATGTAAGGAAGATAGAAGAAACCAGTATCGATTTCAGATCCCTTATAACCCATGGTCACGTAGTTGGTTTCTGCATATGGATCAACATAAACACTAACGTTACCAGAGAAAGTACCAACATACAGAGAAGAACCAATGTTAAGTTGGGTATTTTCCATACGGTTAACAGGTACAAAGGTGGTGTTAGATGCGTTCTTCAGAGCGGTAAAGACCTTCTGAGAAACCATCATCCAAGTAGCCCCAGACTTACGCAGTCTCATGGCAATCTCAGCGGAGAGGTTGTCAAGAGCGATGGTAAGAGCAGCAAGTTTTTCACCAGCGTAACGACCATCAACATCAGCAAAGTCGAAGCTTTCAGCAGATGCTGGCATTGCATTCAATGCATCGATAATTTCGCGGTCAATTTCACGAACGATTTCGTCACCAAGAGTTTCACTCATTTCGGCTTCGATATCAAGACCGTCAAGGGCTTGAAGATCATCAGCAGCTTCGAGTGAGTAAGCAGCGGAGAGCTTACGAGACATGGTTTCAACCGTGTCGGTCACAACTTCGAGGTCCATTGGCTTACCACGGTTTCCTTCCAAGTATACGGTGTTGAATCCGAATGGGGTATCAGCATCATATGCGTCAGCAGCATCATAATTTGCTTCACCAAGCGCAAGCTTGGAATACTTTTGGAAGATGTTCCAACCAGAAGCTTCGGTTCCAGCATCAGGTCCACCATTGGTTGTAGTGTCTTCAGAATATCTCTTACGAAGGGTACGGACGATTCCGCGAGGACCCGGAAGAGGCTGAACACCGACAAGTTCCATAGCAACAAGTGCTGGCATGGTACGACGGATCAATGGCATGAACAACATGTCATAACGACTGATGTTGGATGTTACTGTAGACCCTGTGGAAGTAGATTCAACAACGATGGCGTTTTGATCTTCTCCAGCAACAGCAAGGTTCTCTTTGTGGGCCGCGTCCATGACAAGGCTCAACATACGAGTACGCTTTTCGTCTAGTCCTTCGAGCAGGGCTTCTTTATAATCACCCCAATTCTCAAACTTATCTTTCATTTTTAATCTCCTACAATGATTGTTTTGTTAACTTTATTTATAAAAGTTCTTTATTTTTAGTTACTTGGTTTTCACACCAGCAAACTGAAGTGACTTTCTCAGTTGATTAAGAATTTTTTCATCGATCATCTTAGAAACTTCTTCTTCGTTTTCGACGTTTTCTAGTACAACTGTGCCCTTGACTTCTTTGTCATCCTTGGTTTCGTCAATCTGATTGTCAGATTCATCTTCCTTTTTGGATTCAGCCAAAAGGATTCCTTTAATGCTATTAAACTTCTTNTCAAGCTTGTCATAAGAAACTGACTCAAGAATGGTTCGAGCAATTTCACGCTTCTCGCCAGTTACTGACTCAAGAAGTTCATTCAATTTCTTTTCATGCTTCATTTCTGAAAGCTCTTTCTTGGTTTGTTCGAGTTCATCATGAATGTCAATTTCGACACCACCAAATAACTTCTTATAAACATCACCGAAGGATTCATACATTTGCATTACAAATTCATGCTTCTTAGCAAGTTCAATGTCTTCCTTGAGTTCTTCGATTTCCTCAGCAACAGCTTCNGCAATCATGGTCTTAACAACTTCGTCTTGCTTTTCAGCATATGCTTCTTTGAACTCAGTCAACTTGCTGGCATAAGTAACTTCGAGCGCACGAGCAGTTTGAAGTTCTTCNGAAATNGAATTCAGTTCTTCAGAAATAGCTTCTTCGACAATCTTGTTGACTTCTTCAAGCATAGAGGCTTTTTCCTCAACAAGCTTTGCTTCAGCTTCTGCGCGAACTTCAGTTTCTTTCGCCTTGAGTGCTTCATCAAAGACCGTTGTCAAAACTTCTTTGGTCTCGTCATTTAGGACAGAAGACTCAAAAAGTTCTTTCAATTTATTTTTCATAACATAGTTCTCCTAATATCTCATTGGTTTCGTTAGTTTTATTTATCATTTTTGCGTAAGACGTTCTCAACAAACTTTCTCAGTTCGATTTGGAAGTATTTTTGAGCAAAAGGATCATTGATAACAGCTTCACTCAGATCATTGACAATGTGCCCACGCTTGTACATCTCAAGCTGTTCTTGAATGGTTTCTGGATATGCAGATTGGCACGATGGAGTAGCAACAGCATCAATTGTCTTCAAACTGAATTTTGAAACCTTTCCAGTAGACTCATTCAACTGTCCTGATCCTCGTGTTGAAACTCCAACATTCACACCATCCATGATAAGTCCTTTAAGAATCTGACCATTTGGGTGTGATTCTAGAATTTCAGCTTTCCCGATTGCTCTGTTTCCATCCATTCGCATTTCAACAATTCGATGAGAGACTTCTTTCAACGAGATATCAAGAGTTTGTGGGGTTGGATGATCTAATTGTCCTAGTACGTGTCTGTTTGCTTTAGCAAGATCATTGATACGATTAGCTTCTTGGGTCATTTCAGCTAGATCATAGATTCTCCCATTCCTGTTTTTAGACTCTGCTTCCATAAATGTTCCGATAAGATATGTTTTTTTCTTATCCTCAGAGACGGCAGAACTAACGTCAGCAAAGTTTTCTTCTAGTAAAATCATTTTGATACAGATCCTATGTTGTTTCAACTATTTATTAGAAAAAGAAAAACCCTAAGAACACAGGTTCTTAGGGTTATATATTCTCCTGTTTTTTGACCGACCACTCATTTGAAGATTGAGAAAACCTTCTTGAAGAAATCTGTTATTGCTCTTATGATTCGATCCAAGAAACCGTCAGATCCACCGGGGCGGTCGGTTGAGTAAAATTTACAGAAGCAGAATTAGAACGGTCACTTGCAATTCCGTACTTAACAGCGTCTACTGAGTATTCATATACTCCCTGCTCTTTTCCTTCCATCAACAGAGAAAACTTCATTTCTCCAATGTTATCAACGATAACTACATCGTTTTCATACAAACGAAATGTCACTTGATGTGGTTCTGGGTCCGTGTGGGTCCAATTGATTTTTAGATGTGGTGTTGCCATTTTTCTTTCTCCTATATTAAGATATGTACTTTATATTTAGTAAGATTGGAGCATTGACTTGCTGAGTATCTATCACATTGATAATCTCACCAGTGGTTGCATCTCGCATCTCTAGTCTGAACCTGCTTCCTTTCAAATTCAGAAAGTTAAGTTCATCATTAACTACTTCACCCATTGACTGAAAGGGCCTTCCTCTTCTTTTTCGTTTCGTTGTGAATAGTTCAAGAGTCTCTCCTTTGGTATTCATTTTCAGATTCTTCAGTTCTTCTACCAATGGAGCCTCAACTTCATAAACATCCATAATGTTCATATCTTGAATATAGTCATCAATATAAACATATTCGGTTCTAGCCATCTTTCTTCTCCTTTTCTGCCTGCCCACCAGTAGTTAGCCTCTTGGGGTCATTGGGGCGACTGATGTTCTTTGTAGTAGTTGAACCTGATGAAGCACTCATGAGCTATTTAAGAAATGCCAATTTTCCAGCAATATCCAATGCATCTATTGCCATAGAATGTTTCATGGCTGTTCTTCCAATATCAGACTTTTTTGAAGATTTTCTACGATCTCCTTTTCGTCTATCATTTTTTCTTCGATCTTTTGAAGGGGTTTCTTTTCGTTCAGCAGCCTTGTAAGCAGCTACAGCCATCTTTCTACGCATTTCCTTGTTTTTACCTTTGACTTGCGGAGCATCAGATTGTTGAAAGTCCTTAATCCACGCCTCTATTCCTTGTGAAACTGTCAGCTTCTCATAGAGTTCTTCAGGAACGTGATCCTCTTGAACTACTTGCTTCTTAAGTTCTTTCTGAACTAGTTCTTTGATTTGTTTTTTGTTCATTTTGGATTCCTTAACGATAGTAGTTTAGTAATGTCTTCGGTTGTTGCTGCTCCAACGTACAAAAGTATGACAGTACCAAAGATCCATGCCAGAGTTTGAAGGATTGGAGCTGCTGCTTCAATCTGTTTAGGATCTCCGAGGGCCGAAATTAGCATAATACAAAACAACCCAAATATAGAGAGATAAGAATGTATTCGTCTATTCTTCCACCATACTTTTGTATCTATTTGAAGTATTAGTGGAAGAATCTTATTTTCATTTTTACCAACGTCTTCCACCAGCGGCCCCTTCTTCAGCTTCTATCCCATATTCTTTAGCAACGTGTTTGTCACCATAACACATGTTCATTCTATGTTCTATAGGCATATTCTTGATTTTATCCTCTGTCAAACCCATTTCAAGAAGTTTAGAGTCTTCGTTTAGGATGATCTCTTCTTGTTCAAAGTTTAAGTATTTTTGCAATGCATACCGTTTCGACAATGATTCAATTTGTAGGGTGCTATTGAAGATATTCAATGCCGTTTGATTCAACTCCATTTCTTTGTAGAGTGCGAAAGAATGTGCTTCCGTTATCTTCAGTATCGCGTCATCAGGAATGATGAAGTCTCTCTCCTTACAGAACTCTTTAAAGT